TAGTAGTAGACTCCCTAAATAACAAACTCTGAAAAGAATGGATAAATATAGAGAAATTCACAATAAGTTGAAGGAGTTTTCTCCTGGTACATTAACTGCAGTAGAGTGTATAGATTATCTTGATAGACTTTACGCCGTGAGACATGACATTGTAGACCAAATGATTAAGCATGACTGGTCTGATAATAAGGATTCAGAAGAAGCAATAGGGAAAGTACTATTATTTGCAGGGGTCCCTTCAAACATTATAACAGCACTAGAGAAGAAAATAATACCAAATCATCCTACAGGAAAGAGTCTAAAGGCCTTCTTCAAGATGACACCTGATAATTATAAAATTAGTGGAACAACAATTGAGTTTGTTGAGGTTACTGTCACGGCAGATGTTGACAAGGGAATAAGAGAGAAGAAGCTTAAATATGAGGCAGGCTTAACCTATATTGAACAAGAGTTGCATAAGTTCTTCCTAAAGGGTGAGATCCCACAACCCTATAAAATAACATTTAATGTAGTTGCAGTTCGCACAGATGGCTCCAATATTACTACACAATGGCCTAGTAGAAGAAATGATGGTGTTGTCCAGTATATGAGGCTAGTTCAAGCTGAGATAAGTTATGTTAGAGAGCACTTGATCAAAACTGAGGAGAGAGCTGCACTAGAAGCCATGTTTAATTTAAAATTCAACATAAGTACACACAAAAGCCAGCCCTATTACATACCAGATTATAAGGGGATGGAACCAATAGGAGCAAATATTGAAGACTTAGTGGACTATTCGAAAGACTGGTTGTCTAGAGCTAGAAATTTTTCATTTTTTGAAGTTAAAGGTACAGCAGTGTTCGAGTGCTTTAATTCAAATGAGGCCAATCATTGTCAAAGATATCCTATGTCCCGAAAGCCTAGAAATTTCCTACTCATACAATGTTCTTTAATCACATCTTATAAACCTGCTACCACATTGTCAGATCAAATTGATAGTAGAAGGGCCTGTTCATACATTCTAAACTTAATTCCAGATACACCAGCATCCTATCTGATCCATGATATGGCATATAGATACATAAACCTAACAAGAGAAGATATGATTAATTATTATGCCCCGCGGATACAGTTTAAACAGACACAAAATGTAAGAGAGCCAGGAACGTTTAAGTTGACATCAAGTATGTTGAGAGCAGAATCAAAAGCAATGCTAGATTTACTTAATAATCATAAAAGTGGTGAAAAGCATGGTGCACAAATAGAGAGCCTAAATATTGCTAGTCATATTGTACAGTCTGAATCTGTTAGCCTGATTACAAAAATATTATCTGATTTAGAATTGAATATAACTGAGCCATCAACTCAAGAATATTCCACAACTAAGCATACTTATGTCGATACAGTGTTAGACAAGTTTTTTCAAAATGAAACCCAGAAGTACCTGATAGATGTGTTGAAAAAAACAACAGCATGGCACATAGGTCATCTCATAAGGGATATAACAGAAAGTTTAATTGCTCATTCAGGATTAAAAAGATCAAAGTATTGGTCCTTACACTCATACAATAACGGCAATGTCATATTATTTATTCTCCCATCAAAGTCGCTTGAAGTAGCAGGTTCCTTTATTAGGTTCATTACAGTTTTCAGAATAGGACCTGGTTTAGTAGATAAAGATAACTTGGATACAATATTAATTGATGGTGACTCTCAGTGGGGGGTATCCAAAGTTATGAGCATTGATTTAAATAGGCTGCTAGCATTAAATATAGCTTTTGAAAAGGCTTTAATTGCAACAGCCACATGGTTCCAATACTATACAGAAGACCAAGGGCAATTCCCATTACAATATGCAATTAGATCTGTGTTTGCAAATCATTTTCTGTTAGCTATATGCCAAAAGATGAAACTCTGTGCCATCTTTGACAATTTACGTTATCTTATACCTGCAGTAACATCATTATACTCTGGGTTTCCATCACTGATAGAAAAATTATTTGAACGTCCATTTAAGTCTTCATTAGAGGTATATATATATTATAATATTAAGAGCCTGTTAGTTGCACTTGCTCAAAATAATAAAGCCAGATTCTATTCTAAGGTAAAGTTACTAGGCTTAACAGTTGACCAATCAACTGTTGGTGCAAGTGGAGTTTATCCTTCATTCATGTCACGTATAGTATACAAACATTACAGGAGCTTAATATCTGAAGTAACAACCTGTTTCTTTTTATTTGAAAAGGGTCTTCATGGAAATATGAATGAAGAAGCAAAAATTCATCTTGAGACAGTTGAATGGGCACTTAAATTCAGAGAGAAGGAAGAAAAGTATGGGGAATCTCTAGTAGAAAATGGATATATGATGTGGGAGCTGCGAGCAAATGCAGAGTTGGCAGAACAACAATTGTACTGTCAAGATGCTATTGAGTTGGCAGCAATAGAATTAAATAAAGTCTTGGCTACAAAGTCTAGTGTTGTTGCTAATAGTATATTGAGTAAGAACTGGGAAGAACCATATTTTAGTCAAACAAGAAATATCAGCCTGAAAGGCATGTCAGGGCAGGTTCAGGAAGATGGCCATTTATCATCATCTGTAACAATTATAGAGGCCATCCGCTATTTATCAAATTCAAGACATAATCCTAGCCTCCTAAAATTATATGAGGAAACAAGGGAGCAGAAAGCAATGGCAAGAATTGTGAGAAAATATCAAAGGACAGAGGCAGATAGGGGCTTTTTTATCACAACACTTCCTACTAGATGCAGGCTTGAAATTATTGAGGACTACTATGATGCCATTGCCAAGAATATTTCTGAAGAGTACATATCATATGGAGGTGAAAAAAAGATTCTTGCAATTCAAGGGGCACTTGAGAAGGCCTTGAGATGGGCATCAGGTGAAAGCTTTATCGAACTTAGTAACCACAAATTTATTAGGATGAAGCGTAAACTCATGTATGTTAGTGCAGATGCTACAAAGTGGTCACCAGGAGATAATTCAGCAAAGTTCCGTAGGTTCACCTCCATGCTACATAACGGACTTCCCAATAATAAGCTAAAAAACTGTGTAATTGATGCACTTAAACAAGTTTATAAGACAGATTTTTTTATGTCAAGGAAACTAAGGAATTATATTGACAGCATGGAAAGCCTTGACCCACACATCAAACAGTTTTTAGATTTTTTCCCTGATGGGCACCATGGGGAAGTGAAGGGAAACTGGCTGCAGGGTAACTTGAACAAGTGTTCTTCACTTTTCGGTGTTGCAATGTCATTACTATTTAAACAGGTATGGACTAACTTATTCCCTGAGCTTGATTGTTTCTTTGAGTTTGCACATCACTCTGATGATGCATTATTCATTTATGGATACTTGGAACCAGTAGATGATGGGACTGACTGGTTTTTGTTTGTCTCACAACAGATTCAAGCAGGCCATTTGCACTGGTTTAGTGTAAATACAGAGATGTGGAAGAGTATGTTTAATCTACATGAGCATATACTTCTTCTAGGCTCCATCAAGATCTCACCAAAGAAAACTACAGTGTCCCCGACAAATGCTGAATTTTTATCAACATTTTTTGAAGGTTGTGCTGTATCAATACCATTTGTTAAAATACTCTTAGGTTCTCTATCAGACTTACCAGGATTAGGTTATTTTGACGATTTAGCAGCCGCACAAAGTAGGTGTGTTAAGGCTCTGGACCTTGGAGCATCACCTCAGGTTGCACAACTAGCTGTAGCATTGTGCACCAGTAAAGTTGAAAGATTATATGGTACAGCGCCAGGCATGGTAAACCACCCTGCAGCATACTTGCAGGTTAAGCATACTGATACACCAATTCCATTGGGAGGAAATGGTGCAATGTCAATAATGGAGTTAGCAACAGCTGGGATTGGGATGTCAGATAAAAATCTATTAAAGCGCGCACTTCTGGGATACTCACACAAGAGACAAAAATCAATGCTATATATATTAGGTCTATTCAAGTTTCTGATGAAGTTATCTGATGAAACATTTCAACATGAGAGGTTAGGGCAATTTTCTTTTATCGGGAAAGTACAGTGGAAGATCTTCACTCCAAAATCTGAATTCGAGTTTGCTGATATGTACACATCAAAATTTTTAGAGTTATGGAGTAGTCAACATGTAACTTATGATTATATTATTCCGAAGGGCAGAGACAATCTTCTCATTTATTTAGTCCGAAAGCTCAATGATCCAAGTATTGTTACAGCAATGACCATGCAGTCACCTTTGCAGCTCCGATTTAGAATGCAAGCTAAGCAGCACATGAAGGTGTGTAGATTGGATGGAGAATGGGTTACTTTCAGGGAAGTTCTGGCAGCTGCAAACAGTTTTGCGGAGAATTATAGTGCTACTAGCCAAGATATGGATCTATTTCAAACGTTAACAAGTTGTACATTTTCTAAAGAGTATGCTTGGAAAGATTTCCTGAATGGAATTCACTGTGATGTTATCCCGACAAAACAGGTTCAAAGGGCCAAAGTTGCACGAACATTCACAGTCAGAGAAAAGGATCAGATCATACAAAATAGTATTCCTGCTGTCATTGGGTACAAATTTGCTGTAACTGTAGAGGAAATGTCAGATGTACTGGACACAGCCAAGTTCCCAGACTCTCTATCTGTTGACCTAAAGACAATGAAAGACGGAGTTTATCGTGAGTTAGGGTTGGACATATCCTTACCTGATGTTATGAAAAGAATTGCACCTATGCTCTATAAATCTTCTAAATCAAGGGTAGTCATTGTCCAAGGGAATGTTGAAGGGACAGCTGAGGCTATATGTCGCTACTGGCTAAAATCAATGTCATTGGTAAAGACTATAAGAGTGAAGCCTCATAAAGAAGTCCTTCAAGCAGTTTCTATTTTTAATCGCAAAGAAGATATAGGACAACAGAAAGACTTAGCTGCTCTTAAACTGTGCATAGAAGTTTGGAGATGGTGTAAAGCAAATAGTGCTCCATATAGAGATTGGTTCCAGGCTCTATGGTTCGAGGATAAAACCTTTTCAGAGTGGTTAGATAGGTTTTGTAGGGTTGGAGTTCCACCAATTGATCCAGAGATCCAGTGTGCAGCATTAATGATAGCTGATATAAAGGGTGATTACTCAGTCTTGCAGTTACAAGCGAATAGGCGAGCATATTCAGGTAAGCAATATGATGCATATTGTGTACAAACATATAATGAAGTGACAAAGCTTTATGAGGGAGACCTAAGGGTAACATTTAATTTTGGTCTTGACTGTGCAAGGCTTGAGATCTTTTGGGATAAAAAGGCATATATATTAGAAACATCGATTACACAAAAGCATGTATTGAAGATCATGATGGATGAGGTTTCGAAAGAGTTGATTAAGTGTGGGATGAGATTTAATACAGAACAGGTCCAAGGAGTACGGCACATGGTGTTATTTAAGACAGAGTCTGGATTTGAATGGGGAAAACCAAATATTCCATGTATTGTTTATAAGAACTGTGTCCTAAGGACAAGCCTTAGGACTACGCAAGCAATTAACCATAAATTTATGATTACAATAAAGGATGATGGGCTTCGTGCTATTGCACAACATGATGAAGATAGCCCAAGATTCCTATTAGCTCATGCATTTCACACAATAAGAGATATTAGGTATCAAGCGGTAGATGCTGTAAGTAATGTATGGTTCATCCACAAAGGAGTAAAACTGTATTTAAATCCCATCATTTCATCTGGTTTACTTGAGAATTTTATGAAGAATCTTCCAGCTGCAATCCCTCCTGCTGCATATTCACTGATCATGAACCGTGCAAAAATATCTGTTGACCTCTTTATGTTTAACGATTTACTTAAGCTAATTAACCCTAGGAATACATTGGATCTATCAGGCCTTGAAACAACAGGGGATGAATTCAGTACTGTAAGTTCAATGTCAAGCCGATTATGGTCTGAAGAAATGAGCTTAGTAGATGATGATGAAGAGCTTGATGATGAGTTCACAATTGACTTGCAAGATGTGGATTTTGAGAATATAGATATAGAAGCAGACATTGAACATTTCCTGCAGGATGAAAGTTCATACACAGGAGACCTATTAATCAGCACAGAGGAAACTGAATCAAAGAAAATGAGGGGCATAGTGAAAATACTTGAGCCTGTTAGATTGATTAAAAGCTGGGTATCACGTGGGTTATCTATTGAGAAAGTATATAGTCCTGTTAATATTATCTTAATGTCACGGTATATCTCCAAAACATTTAATTTGAGTACCAAACAGGTCTCATTATTAGATCCATATGATTTAACAGAATTAGAGAGCATTGTCCGAGGATGGGGAGAATGTGTTATTGACCAGTTCGAAAGTCTCGATAGAGAGGCTCAGAATATGGTTGTTAATAAAGGAATATGCCCTGAGGATGTTATTCCTGATTCATTATTTTCATTTAGGCACACCATGGTACTGTTGAGGAGGTTATTCCCGCAGGATTCTATTTCCTCTTTCTATTAGGCTTTCTTTCTTTTTCATTTTCCGGAGCATACTACTACTA